GCGACCTGTACGGCCTCGGTATCGAGACCACACCGGACGGCAAGCATTACAGCCGGCCTGCCCTGTACAACACCCTGATGGAGATAGCAGCATGAGCGCAGTAATCATTGCCAACACAGCAGCTGCTAATGGTGCCGCTGCTAGTGCAGCGGCAGCCCGCGCTAAAGAGATTGCCTGCCAAGCGCTGGTGCAAGGCTACACAGGCAGCACGGAGCGCAGCGTAATGCGACAGTACGCCGAGTGTGTGTACACCCTGTACCCAGACGATGCCGGAATACTTACAGCCCTGAAATGGGTAGTGGGTATCAGCTTGCTAGCTGCTGTGCTTGCTGGCCTGTACGAAGGTGTAAAGAACCGGGGCGATGCTCTCGATATGCTGATGCTGGCGTTCGTTGTCGGCGTGTGCGTGTTCTTTGGTTTTGTATTGCTCGGCGGGTGTATAGCCCTGTTCATGAGCTGAGGGTTCCGAGATGATTACAGTACCTGGCTGGAAACGCCCTGCAGATAACGATGAGGATCACGGCGATGACTGAAGATCAAATTCGATTCATTGTTGTGGCCGCAGTCATTGCCTGGTTGGCATGGCTGATCCTGAAGCCCATGCCCCAGGAAACGCTGGTAGCACAGCCCAAGGACTACGCAGTGCCAGAGAGCCCTGACGATATGGGCATAGAAGCCCCTACAAGGCCAGTACGTGACGCGAGCACGTACTGGGGGTACGTAGGCATAGCCTGGATGTGTTCGTGCTTCCTGAGCCTTCTCCTGCTGCCTCTGAATGCTATCGGTGTAATACAGGTGCACTGGGCATTGCTCACTGCGCCGCTGTGGCTGCCCACAGTGCTGACGTTCTGGGGCTTCCTGCTGGCCTGCATCGGGGCAGCCATCATCCACAAATTCGAGAGCCGCAAGCCATGAGTGACAACAGCTTCATCGTCGGCATCCTGCTGCTTTGGATGCTTTGCATAGCAATCGGATACTTAGGCTGGTACTGACATGAAACCAAGATTGCACATCTTCAAAGGCCGTTGGTACTGCTGCGGCGGTGGCGTCGGCCATGGGCTGACTCCGGAGCTGGCGTACTATTCCTGGCGCAATGTTGCGCTCCGCTGTGACACTATCGACTACCTCTGAGGAAACCACCATGAAACTCAAAATCGCTGCTCTCGCTGTCCTGATCGCCCTGTGCACCGGCTGCCAAGTAAACGTGGTGGTAGCACCGCACGCCGTAATTGAAGCCGGTTCCCGTAACATCGACGCACAGGGGAACTGACATGCCGCGCTATCAGCTGCAACGCAAAGTGAAGTCCTCCGAGACCTGCCCGGAATGTCCAAATGCCTGGCTCGACATCGTGTCAGATCCGACCAACAGGTGCCGCGCCAACACCGCAACCAAGAAAGTGGCGCGTGCCCAGATGGCACGGCTGTCTTCAATTCGCCCGGACGAGGTTTATCGCATAGTGAAGGTGGGGTATGATTCGGACAGCAAATAGCGGCTTTGTAGCTGTCGGCACTGAGCTGTGCTACCACTCAACGACCGCAGCAGAGCGCGCTGCCATCCTTGACCGCGAAGAGCGTGTCCGGGCCTGGCGCAAGACTCTGCCACGCCGTAAGAAGCCTGAGCACACTAAGCCGGGCCCTGTATCCATTATCGACTTCCGCCGCTAGGGGCATCACATGAGCATTCTGACCACCGTCGCTAAGCAACTCCTGATCCTCGACGACAAGCTGCACTGTGCCATCGCTGCCCGCACCGGCACCAAGGCATGGAACCTCTCGCAGAAAGCGGAGGCCGTGTACATCTCTGGAATCGCCCAGGTGAAGCAGAACGTGAAGCACGCCCAGGCGGAAGGTGCTGCCCTGATCGCTGAAGCAGAGGCCGCTGTGCGCCGTGCGAAGGCACAGCAGGTGCAGATGGTTGCCGATGCCGAGGCGCAGAGCGTGGCTGTCGAGGCGCATTACGATGCGCTGTGCAGTAAGGTGCGCACCTGCGACGCCAAGGGCACGCAGCACGTCGTGCGCAGCCAGAAGGCCCGCGAGGCCGTGCAAGTCCTGTAACCACTGACCCAAAGAGAGACGCAACCATGCAGCCTTTCGAGATCGTTCCTCCGCAAGACGGTGCCAAACAGGTATCCACCGAGACCCGCGCTAAGCTCGCTGAGCTGGCCCTGAAGTTCCGCCCCGAGCTGCTGGTTCGCTCCTCGGTGAGCAAGGAGCAGCTGAAAGAGTGGAAGCACTACGGCGCGCAGTGCCTACTGATCGCTGACAAGCCGGTGGATGCCCTGCACAGAGCACTGCTGGGCATTGACGATCATTGCGAAGATGGCGGCCACGAGAAGTCGTACTGGCTGGAAGGCGCTGTGCAGGCCCTGCGCAAGCACCTGCATGCCCAGGGCCGGCTGCATGAGATGTCGGATGACAAGAAAGGCGTAGGCATGCTACTGCTGGCTATGGTTGCGCCGTCGTGGACCTCTGGGCCGCAGGACATGGAGGTGCGCGAGCGCTTCGGTTCTTGCGACACTCTGCTAGATCATGACGGCTTCGAGGCTGTGGGGGTGCGTGGCCTGGCTCGCGTGGATAGCTGGCGCCCCTTCTGCCAGCTTAAAAAGCTGTTCAAGAAAGCGGGTGTCCCGCACCAAGACACGGCGTCGTGTGGCGTGTTCATCGCGTACTTCGACGATGCTGGCGAACCCTTTGTGGCCGGCTTGCTCACTCCGCACGACGTGCTCACGCTGCGCTTCCGCCGTGTTCGTCTGGGCTCGTACCTGGCTGAACTGGGCAAGGAAGACGAGTGGGTGCGCAACATCGTGAACCGGGTGAAGGCTGAGCAGGCCACTGCACAGTTCGTTGTGTACCCGAACGATTACCTGTGGGGCCGGGTGTACGCCGATGGCTGTGCCTGTGTTGAATCGTGCATGTCGTACGAGCCTGGGCACTGGGATGAAATGGAGTACTTCCCAACCCAGCACCCCATCGACGCATACTCCAGTGCGTACTGGGGCAGCGGCGATAACGGCCTGGCACTCGTGGTGCAGGTGGATGCCGAGGGCGATATGCTGGGCCGGGGCATCCTGAACACTCGGAAGGGCAACATCGTGCGCTGGTACGGTGCTGTGTCAGGCGGGCGGGCATTGTCTCGACTAACCGACATGGACGTAGAAGATGAAGGCGCCCTGAAAGGCTCGTGGCTCGCTCTACTGACTGACGAGGGCACTGAGGTGGCCGTAGACATGGCGGGGCGGTTCGTGCATCCGTACGTGGATGGCGTGCGGAGTCAGGGTACGGTGGAGCATGCCACCCGGCGCGTTCTGCTGTTGGCAGACGGCGAGCAGGACCTGCAGGACACCTGCGGGTGGTCGTACACCGGTGAAGAGAGTGTGTACTGCTCGTTCAATCACAGACCGTACCGTGCTGGTGCCGTAACGCGACAGCCTATCAGCGGCTTTAACGTGCGCACTGCTGACCTTGAGAAGGCGCGGGCAAAGTGGGCGTGCCCGATCACTGGGGAATGGGTGGACCCTGAGTGCCGTGAGCGTAGTAAAGTGGACGGCGAGTACATCACCGCCATAGATCCGTACTGGATCAACCGGGCACTTGAGAATGGCACTCTCACCGGCTACCGAACTGAGGTGGTGAACGGCCGCTACGTATTCACAACCATCAAGCAAGACGAGGCAGCAGCATGAAGATTCCCGAAGTACTGCAGGAACTACTGCAGCTCAAGCGCCCGCACGGCGGGCTAGGAGAGAAGGCTGCGGGCGGTACTGTTATAGCCGAGGTGCGGAATGCGGGGTACACGCCTGTAACGGACGGTTTGGGCAACATCCACGTACAGCTTGGCGAAGACAACGGCCTAGTGTTCGCCGCACACCTCGACACTGTGCACCGCACGGATGGCCGGCTGTACCTGGCGCAGGTGGAAGCTACGCACGAGGTCATGGCGTTCTCTGATCCAGAGTGCACGAAGGCCGAAGTGCTGGGCGCTGACGATGCTGCTGGGGTGTACATCCTGCTGCGCATGATCACTGCCGGGGTTCAGGGCACTTACCTGTTCTTCGTTGGTGAGGAGGTCGGCGGCGTGGGTAGTTCTTCGTTCGTGCAGGCAAACCCTAACTTCAGCGCGAACGCTGTCATCAGCTTTGACCGCAGGGGCACCGGGGACGTAATCACGCACCAAGGCATGCACCGGACGTGTAGTGATGAGTTCGCAGAGGCGCTGGCAAACGAGCTACGGTGGCCTAAATGTGGCGCACTGAATTACCGCCCCAGCGAGCAAGGCGTGTACACGGACTCTAAGGAGTTCGCGCATATCGTGCCGGAGTGCACGAACATCAGTGTGGGGTACTACAATGAGCACACCAGCTCGGAGTACTTGGACCTCGTGCACCTTGAAGCGCTGGCTGATGCGTGCTGCCGCCTACGATGGGACCTGCTGCCGATTCAGCGGGTGCCTGAGCCGGAGGCACCGTGGTACTTGCCGGATGACATGGAGTCTGGCATAGGCTGGCTGAATGCCCGCACACAGCTGCTACAGGAAGCACGCAGCATCCGTAAGGCGTACAATGATGGGGACCTCAGCGCGTACCGCCTGGGGAAGTTCCTGAAAGACATAGAGGCGTACCTAGAATGAATGAACAAGACGATCTGTTTGACGCTATACTTGAGAACCTAGCTGTAGAGCGTATGTACGAGAGCGCTAAGGTATTGCGCGCCCGCGACACCGACCAGCGCGAAGCCCTGGCGCGGGTAGAGGCGGAGCGGGATGTTTACTTGGCCGACTGGGTTCGAGAGCAGCACGGGAATACGCTACTCCAGGCGCAGCTGGCTGAGGCTGTGGGCTTCTTTAAAGCACTCAATCGGTCCAGAAGTTACAGTGGCATGTTGAACATAATGCTGGACGTGCAAGAATTCCTCGCCCGCCACGCCCAGGCCGAGCAGCAGGAAGCCCGCGATCCTGTGCTGGCCAGGCCAGAGCGTGGGGTGAGCCTGGACGAGGCCCTTGCCCTGACCATGGATCGCTACGGCGGCGCGATGGAGAAGCTGGCAGCCATCGAGCAGCAGGAAGCCCAGGGCGCGCAGGCCGGGGATGAGCAGGACCAGGTGCATCAGCTGGCTTTCGAGGCTGGCGAGCCTGACGAGGATGGGGATGGCTACCACTTCAGCGCCGAGCAGCTGGATGAGTTCGTTTCCAAGCTGACCCGCGCCGCCCAGCCCGCCGCGCATGGGGATGAGTCATGATCCTGCTGACCTGCCCACGCTGTCGAGAGCCGGACGAGTCCTGTAACTGCTGGCCTGTACTGAGGATTCAAACATGCCTTCCCTGGCCCGTGATGAGTGGCTGAAGCAAGCCCAGAGCATAGCCGTAGGGCGTAAGCTCAGGGTACGGCACACATGCGGGCGCACGCCTAGCATGGACGTGTACAACAACGAGGATTCGTGGTCGGCGTGGTGCTTCAGGTGCCACGCTGGCGGACGGGTCCAGAAGGAACACCAGACGCTGCGGAAGCCGGTGCAAGACGTTGACCGCATCGGACCTGTACCTGCAGATGTTCTGTGCTTGCAAGATACGCACATATACGAACAGCATTTAATCTGGACACTGCTTACACAGAAGGGGTGCCCACCGGGCGTTATCCCTCAGGAGGCGATATGGTATTCGAGGTCGGCGCGGCGCATCATGCTGCGATCCGGGACGCGTGCGCTGGGCCGGGCAATCGACCCGAACCGGCAGCCAAAATGGTTGCTTTTCGGAGCTTGGAGCGGGTGCGCGAAGCTCTGGGTGACGCGGGGGCCTGCCGAGGGAACGGCACCTGCTCCCGGTGCAAGGCGTACCTGGGCACTGACAGAGGATGCGCTGTCGGCGTACAAGGTGGCGAAGGCTATCAGTACCTTTGCGCCTTCAAGCTCCGTGTGCGTGGCAGCGACGCTGGGGACAGCGCTTACTGACCGCACGTTACCCCTGTTCCTGAACTCTGACATCATCAACATGTACGACGGGGACCCTGCTGGAGAGGCGGGGTTCAAGGCTATGCGACAGCGCCTGGCGGTGCTGGGCTGCACCGTGCAAGACAAGCGCCCAGAGACGGGTGACCCGAAAGACCGACCACTGGAGGAACTGTGGACCGAAATCTCCTCTGCGCTCTAAAAGACAGGGCGCGGTTCCGTCAGCTACGCGGAGCCGTGCCCGACAGCATGCTGGGCCAAGAGACCGTAGCCATGCTGGCTTGGTATGCGAAATATTTTGAGTCGTTCCCGGATAAGGAGCGGATCGAGACAGACGTGCTGCACAGCCTGTTCACCCTGCGCGCCAGTGGCACACCGGAGCAGCTCGCTGTGATGCGGGCGCTCATCAGCAGCCTGGACACTCCGGTGCCGCAGGAGGTGCTAGACGGCATCACGCACCAACTGCTGGAGCGGGACTTCGCCGGGCGCGCTGCTGCGCTGCTGAACGCGTACGAGGCCGGCGAGGAGCTGGACCTAACGTACGAGCTGAACCGCATGGCTAGCGAGAGCATGCGGAAGCTCAGCCAGCACAACCCGGCGTCGTACGTGGACGCCGACATCGCCGACATTCTGGCAGACTTCGAGGACGACCGTGGCCTGAAGCTGCCCACGATGGCGCTCCGCAACGGCGTGGGCGGTCTGCAGGGTGGCGACATCCTGCTGGTGGCTGCCCGCGTCGATAAGGGGAAGTCCTCTCTGGTGGCGGCGATCCTGGCGCACTTCGCCCCGCAGCTGAGCGACTTGGGATGGTCCGGGCGCCCGATGCTGTGGTGCTCGAACGAGGGCGCGGGGCGCAGGATCGTGCCCCGCATCTATCAAGCAGCGTTGGCCGTGGACTTCACCGAACTGTGCGCCCTGAGCAATTCCGGGGAGCTATCGGCTAAGTACGCCAAGGCTGTAGCCGGCGAGACTATCCGGGTCAAGGATGTGCACGGTATGACCCTCGGCCAGATCGAGCAGGCTGTGGAAGAGATGAAGCCGAGCGTTGTGGTGCTGGACATGCCTGCGAACATCCGGGCCCCGGCGATCACAGGCGGCAGCAAGACGGACGCGCTGGAGTCGGTATGGCAGGAGTTCCGCGAGATGGCAGTGCGGCACGACTTCGTGGGCATCGGCACGGCGCAGGTTAGCATTGAAGGGGACGACCAGCTGTACCCAGGGTACGGCGCGATCAAGGACAGCAAGACTGGCGTGCAGGGTGCCGTAGACGTTATGCTCATGATGGGGGCGCTGAACTCCCCTGACATGGCGACGCTGCGCGGCTTCAGCACGCCGAAGAACAAGCGGCAACTGCGGGGCAGCCCCTCGCACATCCAGGCGGAAGTGTTCTTCGACTCCGCGAAATGTCAGTTCACCGATGGGAACCTATAGCATGTCGATTGAAGTGGAAGTACAAAGTAAACCGGTACCTGTAGCCTTGCAGTACGATGACCTGCAGCCCGGTGACGTGTTCACTTGGGGCGCAGGGGGCTTCTGGTACTTGAAGACACACGGCGGAAACGTCTCGCTGTACAAGGATTCTTACTACACCCCTGACGAGCAGGCCCGCAATATCAACTTCAAAGGCCTGCGTTTGGGCACCGCTAAATTAATCATTGAGGAGTAACAACATGGCACGACGTAAAGCAGCAGCCCAGACCACCGAGGCAACCGAGCAGCAGACCGACACCGCTGTATCTGCAACCGAATCGAGCACGCCACAAGCGGAGCTGACCGCCGAGCAGCTGTACATCGGCAAGCTCGCCGCGCATCTCATCGCCCCGAACCACCACAACATGGCACCCGAGCACATCGAAGCGCGCTGCACCGAGGCGCTGGAGAAGGCCGAAGTGCTGCTGGCTACCCTGAAGGCGAGGTACAGCAAGTGAAGACCATGCAGGAGTGCCTAGACGAAGTAGCTGACATGGTGACGGGTACCGATCCCCGCCTGGCCGTGTCGGCACACTTCGGCGCAGACACGGCCTCTGTCCGGGTGCACAGCCCGGCAGGGAAGTGCCTAGGCGAACTCACGATCACGGTAAAGGGCGACCGGCCTGAATTCGATATGGAGCACGCGTGCTTCAGCGCGGGCTACCTGGTCGGCATGGCCCAGGCCCGTATGGGCAGCAACCAGGGGACAGTGCAATGAGCATTAAAAGGTTCCACTACGACCGCGTAGACGAAATGCTCAACGAGTGCCCGGATGGTCCTATGGTGCACTACGAAGACCACGCCGAGCTGATGACGGACCTGCAGCGCCGGCTGGATGAGACAGAGGCGCTGCTGGCGGAGGCTACGCGCCGCGCGGAATACATAAACCGATGCTTGGAACGAGCAGAGTGTGACGCCACTGCGTTAGAAGAGAAACTAAACGGGGTTTAGCATGTACCAAGTCCTAATCTGTGACCTTGAGACCCAGAATCACCCGTGGTACGGGGCGGTAGCGTCGCCGCACTGCCCAGATAACTACATCGTGGCGCCGGGCTGGCGTCTGGACACAGTGCAGGACGACGGCAGCATTGTGTACGGCGACGTTCAGCACGAGTACTTCTCCAGTAAGGAAGAAGCCGAGCGCAGTGACTGGTTCGCCCGTGCGCTGAACAAGGACGTGACCATTCTCGTAGCTCATAATGCTATGTATGAATGCAAATGGTTCCTGTCCTGCTACCGCGAGCACTTCGAGGACTTCCTCCGGCGCGGTGGGCGGGTGTTGGATACCCAGATGGGGCACTACCTCCTGAGCCACCAGACGGAGATGTACCCGTCTCTGGACGAGATCGCCCCGCAGTACGGCGGCACGCACAAGTTGGACGGCGTGAAGATTCTCTGGGAACAGGGTGTGCTCACTGCTGACATCGACAAGGACTTGCTGATTGAGTACCTGGCGGGCCCCTCTGGCGACATCGACAACACCGCGCTGTGCTTCTACGGGCAGATGCAGAAGCTCGTGCAGGACGGCATGTGGCGCATGTTCCTAGAGCGCTGCGACGGCCTGGTGGCGTACGCGTACTGCGAGTGGTTCGGCCTGCACGTGGACATGCAGACGGCCATGCGGAACTTCGAGAAGCAGAGCGCGGAGATCAAGCGACTACGTCAGGAGCTGCACGCGCTGCTGCCGGCTGACCTGCCCGACTGGGTGGACTTCAGCTTCGGCAGCCGGTACCACGTGTCCGCGCTGGTGTACGGCGGGCCGGTCAAGGGCCGCCGCCGGGTGCCTTACGATCCGCCGCAGTACGAGAAAGCTGATTACTACACGACCCTGGACGGGGCGACTGTGCTGGTTAGCGAGTACGATGGCATTACCCCGGTGCAGACGTACAAGGCGGGCAAGAACAAGGGCAGCCCGCGCCCCGAGCGCCTGGACACGAACGTGCAGAAGCTGAAGTGGGCAGAGGATTCGTTCCGCATGCCTGGCCTGGTGAACTTGCAGAGCCTGCCTGATGTGGTGCGGGAGAAGTTCCTGGGCAAGCGCGCTGAGTTCAAGGGCGCGCAGCTCCTGTGCGACGGCATCACGCCGGTGTACAGCTCCAGCGAAGACGCCCTGAACGCCATCGCACAGTACGCCCCGCAGGTCCAGCTCATGGTGGACCTGGCGTCGCTGATCAAGGACACGAACACGTACTACTTCAGCGAGGAAGAAGGCAAGGGCATGCTGCGGTTCGTGGGGCCAGACGGCATCGTGCACCACGGCCTGAACGGCACCGCCACTGTGACAGGCCGGCTGAGTAGCTCCCGCCCTAACCTACAGAACCTACCGCGCTCCGACGAGGACGATGCAGGCGAGGCGAAGTCGCGGGTGAAGGAGATGTTCACCAGCCGGTACGGCGAGGATGGCCGCATCGTCGAGGTGGACTACAGCGCGCTGGAAGTTGTGATGCTTGCCGCCCTGACCAAGGACGACAAGCTGCTGGAGCTGCTGCAGGCTGATACCGACATGCACTGCTACCGCCTGGCGTTCAAGCTTGGCGAGCCGTACGAGGAGGTGAAGCGGAAGTGCAAGGACGCTAGCGATCCAGAGCACAACAAGTACAAGGTGCTGCGTACCAAGATCAAGACGCCAAGCTTCGCTTAATTGATGGGCGAAGTAAAACTGTGTGAATTCAGGGGACAGCTAGAACAGCCAATCCTGAGCCAAGTGGAGAATGCAAACAGGAGATACTATGAAGTTCAAGCCCAAGGCCTGCGGCGCATGCCGCGAATTGTTTAATCCGACTGGCCCCGCCGCCAGGTTCTGCAACGCGTGCGCGGACTTCCGTAGGGAAGTAGCTAAGCACTTTGGGCAGGTAGGGCAGCGGGAACGGGCAGGCCGTAGGGTGGGCTGCGGTAGTGGTGGCGCTAACCGGCTGTACGCTGTGGGGATCAAGGAGTACCGCAAGGTGTTCCTTGACCCGCTGTACGAGCAGCAGAACGGGCAGTGCTGGGGATGCGCAGAGGGGTTCAGTAAGGACCTCTTACTGGTGCACCACCGGGACCATAGCCGTCGCAACAACGTCATAGAGAACCTGGAGCTGATGTGCAAACGCTGCCATCAGATCGAGCACGAGTGCTGGCTAGCATTCTCTAAAGGTGCAGAGACTATCCCTTCGGGGAGTACACCCAAGCGGGTGGAAGCGCACAGCCCGGCCTAGCCGGTGATGATATAGTCCGATCTGCATGGGGACATGCAGCTGCCGAAAGGCGGGCCGGGAGTAGCGAACCCGGCTGAACATTTTGGATCAATACGGCGCTACTGCCGAGGGCATCGCGTTCCAGACCGGTATGTCTGTAGAGGAGTGCCGGGAGTTCCAAGAGAACGAGATGAAGCTGTTCCCCGTCAGCCGTGGGTACCGGAAGGTGATCGCGGATGAAGTGGCCCGCACCGGCTCCGCGCCGGAGTGCATCCACCGGGAGCAGAACCCCAGCACGGGTGCCTGGCAGGTGTACCGGCGCGGGTACTTCAGGGCGCCGGGCGGCACTCGGTACAGCTTCCGGCAGGTGCCGAGCTGGAACAAGGAAACCCGCCGCGAGGAGATGCAGTACAAGCCCACCCAGATGGCGAACTACCCGTACCAGGGCGAGGCCGGCTTCATGATGGCCATCAGCATGGGGCGTATCATGCGGCACTGTGTGGCGAATCGGTGGTACGATGGCCGCGTGTGCCTCATCAACAACGTGCACGACGCCGCGTACCTCGACGTCGCTGACGAGACTGTCGGCACTGAGGCGGCACGCGCAGTGCGCGGCATCATGGCAGACGCACCCCGGTACATGACAGCCATATGGCCAGAGTACGACATGGCGCATGTGCCGTTCCCAGCAGCCGCCGAGATGGGGCGCAGCATGTTTGAGAAGATCCACATAGACTAACCGCTGTATCTGCAACCGCTTTACACATACCCCAACCGAGTGAGGAAACACATGAGCGACCTGAACATTCTGAACAGCCTGATCAACGACGTAATCGCCACTCAAGACGTAGCCATGGACGAGATCAGCACTGGCGGTGCCGGTGGTGGCCTGATGCCCGAGGGCTACGCCATGGCGCGCCTGTGCAAGTACATCGAGCTGGGCAAGCAGCCGCAGGAGTACAACGGCAAGGCGAAGGCGCCCGCTGATGAGGTGCAGATCGGGTTCAAGCTGTACGGCGGCGAGTACGAGGGCCGCTTCATCGGCACGTTCGACCTGGCCCTGAGCAATAACGAGAAGGCCGGTGCTAAGGTGCTGTTCGACCGGCTGAACTGGAAGGGCGACCTGAAGCACTTCGCCCAAGCCCTGGGCCGTGGCTTCCTCGTGCCGATCAAGGTAGTCGAGAACCGCCAGAAGAAGCAGGTGAACCGCCTGGACACTAAGGGCATCCTCCCGCCCATCGATCCAGTGAGCAAGGCGATGTACCCCATCCCCGAACTGGACACCAAGGACCTGCGGTACTTCTTCTTCAACAAGCCGACCAAAGAGACCTGGGACGCCCTGTTCGTGGAAGGCAACTGGGACGACGGCGGCAGCAAGAACAAGGTGCAGGAGAAGATTCTGAGCGCCCTGAACTACCCCGGCAGTGCGCTGGAGCAGCTCTTGAGCGGCGTTGTGCTGCCTGATACCGCCGAGGCTGTGGCTACCCCTGCCCCGCAGGAGAACGTTGCACCCGCGCCCGCTGCGGAGCCTGTACAGGCCGCTGCAGCACCCGCCCTTACCATGCCGGCCATGCCGATGCCCTGAGGACTCAACATGCAAAGCCTGGACGCCCTGCTCGCAGGGCTGCCTGACCAGTTCGACCGCACTGTGCGGGGCCGCGTCCTGATACTGGACGCCGACGGCCCTGCGTATCAGGCGGCGAGCACCGCTAAGACCCTGCCCACGGCCCTGCGCCGGTTCCAGACCATGGTAGAGACTGAGCGCTTCGTAACCGGGGCCGACGAGGTGCAGGTGCATCTCACCCCTCGGGGCTGCTTGAAGTGCCGGCGGGGCGACTACCCCTCGGCACTGGAGTACCAAGCGAACCGGGACACGGCGCGCCGGCCTAAGCCCCCGCTGCTGCACCCGCTGCGCGATGCAGTGACGACGCACGAGTGGCCCGAGAACTGGTCGGTGTTCTCCTGGCACGACCGGGAGGCGGACGACGGCATGATCATGCAGGCGCACCTCCTGGGCGACTCCGGCGTGGTTGTGTCCGCAGACAAGGATCTACGCCTTACACCCGGCCCGTACTGGGAGGTGTCAGAGGGCCGGCTCGACGTGCTGGAGAATCGCTTCGGCTGGATCGGGGCGAAGCAGACTGCCAGTGCCGCTAAGGTCGTCGGGCACGGTACGAAGTTCTTCTGGACGCAGATGCTCATGGGGGACACCGCCGACAACGTGAAGGGCATCAAGGCGTTACAGGGGCGGCTGTGCGGCCCCGCCGCTGCGTACAACTTCCTGCACAGCATGGAGGACGAGAGTCAGGCAGCGCAGGCTGTGCTGGGCGCGTACGCTGCGATCAAGCAGGACCCGCTAGCCGAGGCGCAGTGCCTGTGGCTGCGCCGCTCTAACGAAGACTGTGCGTACCGGTACCTTATGGAACTGGACTTGACGGCACAGATGCGTGCATGGCTCACTGCCCTGCACAGTTACCATCAAGAAGTACTGGCCATCCGGGCCGCAACACGAGACGAGGAGAGATACCAAGATGGCGAAGATCAGTCGAGCGGCTGCCAGGGAGTCGAAGCACAACGGGACTCTAATCCCGCAGGAATCGACGTCCCATGGTAACGACAGGATCAGAGAGCTGATCGACGCTGTGTACGACGCGCCCACGGCGCAGCAGGAGCAAGCCGCCCTGGCGCGGCTAAAGAAAGCGAGCATCCACCACTACCGCGAAACAGTACGTTCCCTTGAGGACTGAGCCATGCTAGTCATTGAATACCTGAAGCGTTACTCCGACCTGATCGCCGCCCGCGTCGCCGGGGAGTTCGGCGTAGAGGAAGCCCGCAAGCTCACCGCTGTGTACGGCGAGACGAAGGCCGGGCAGGCTACGCTGGACATTGACTACACCGGGGAGGACGGACAGGAGTACGGCTTGACCTTAACGGTCCAGCATCCGCTTACAGCGGAGTGCAAGTACGAGTACTTCCCCGAGGTGCAGCCGAACGAGTGGGATGCGTTCATGGGGCGAGCATGATGGCACCCTGCATTGATCATGGCTGTAAGGGCTACGGCCTAGGGTATGCCACTGCGTGGGTAAAGCGCGACGGCAAGAAATGCCCTACCACGAAGCACCGCCGCGTGTACTTCGAGGCCACCGGAGAGTGGCCTGAAGTCGTCCGTCATAAATGCGACAACCCGCGCTGCATTAACATCGACCATTTGGAAGGCGGCACATACGTAGACAATATGCGGGACATGAAAGAGCGGGGCAGGCAGAACGTGGTGCCTAACTATGGGCCTGCCAATGGGCGTACCGTCTTGACCTTTGAGCAGGTGCAGGAGATACGCGCGCAGTACTCGCGCGGCAACGGCATGGCCTTGGCCCGTAAGTACGGCATAGGAAGATCCCAGATTGGGAGGATTGTAAATGGCAAGCAACGTAACGCCTCGTAAACTGACGCGGTCACAGCTGCGGCCACTCGGTCTCCGGCTGCTCCAGGAACAGGGCGGCGTGTGCCCCCTGTGTGGAAAGCCTATTGACCTGACCATAAAGGGCGAGCTTGTTGTCGACCATTGTCACCTCACAGGGTTTGTACGGGGTGCGGCGCACCGTAGCTGCAACAGCGGCATCGGCAGGGCGGACAACGCCACTGGTCGCTGGATAGCAAAGAGCATGCACTACGCTGACATCGTGGCCTGCCTGGAGCGGCTGCTGGAGTACTACAAGAAGCCGCCCACCCCGTTCCTGTACCCCACGTTCAAGACTGAAGACGAGAAGCGGCTAGAGCGGAACGCGAAGGCGCGCCGTGCCCGCGCCACTCGTCAAGCAAAGACCCTCGTTAAGAAATCCCAGGAGTAACCATGCGACTGATCCGCCTGTTCACGAAAGAGCAACACATCGACGTACTGTCCCGCCACACCTGCAACGTAGAGGCTGCGAGTGTGTACAGCCAGGCCCTCGGCGAGCCGATCAGCCGGCAGCTCGTACGGTACTGGCGCCAGGTGTTCCTTGACGCAGGCACCAAGGCGAAGGCAGACAAGGCCATCGTCGCAGAGCGCACCCTGCGCAAGCCGAATCCCGGCGATGACATGGGCGACACCTCGTTCGTACCGGAGGTGGCACGCCGCATTCTGGTGATTGGCGACCTGCACTACCCGTACTGCCACCCGGACACCATCCCGTTTCTCGTGCACCTGCGCGAGCAGTACAGCCCAGACCTCGTTATGCAGATCGGCGATGAGACTGACGGGCACGCGCTGAGCTTCCACGAGTCGGACCCGAATCTGGACAGCGCAGGCGTCGAGCTGGAGAAGGCCCGCGCAGGGCTGCAGCAGCTGCACGATGAGTTCCCGCATGTGCTGGTGTGCCACTCGAACCACGGCAGCCTGGTGTACCGTCGGGCGAAGTACAGCGGCATCCCCGCCCAGATGATTAAGTCGTACCGGGAGATTCTGTTCCCCGGCCACCTGGCCCCGGGCTGGTCCTGGGCGTTCTCGTGGGAGATCCCTACGCCCATGGGCAAAACCCTGTTCCGCCACCAGACTTCGGGCCATGTACTCCAGGCAGCAGCGGCAGAAGGCTGTAACCTCGTGGTCGGACACCAGCACTCCGAGTTTGGCAACCAGTGGGGCGCCACGTCCCAGCGGCTATTCTGGGGGGCATACACGGGCTGTCTGATTGATAAGGACAGTCTCGCCTTTGCATACGGCAAGGTGTATCCTAAGAAACCAATCATCGGTGCCCTCATGATTATTGACGGGGTGCCAGTAAATATCCCGATGAAACTTGATGAGGACGGTAGATGGCAAGGCCCCGAATCTTAATAGACGAGTTGGAGTACTGCCCGGATACTGGGGAGTTCCGTTGGACAGTAGCCAGAGGTAACCGTGCCGCTGGCGTAGCTGGCTGTCTAAATGAGCAGGGCTACCGGCTGGTGGGCTTTCGGGGCAAGATACACAGGGCCCACCGACTTGCCTGGTATTTCGTACACGGGGAGTTCCCCGCCTTGCTAGATCACATTAACCAAAACAGGGACGACAACCGCATAGACAACCTGCGCGTTGCGAGCAGGGCAGTAAACGCCCGCAACTCCAAGCGCCGCACGTCTAACCGCTCGGGATCCACTGGGGTATCCTTTGATAAGGGCCGAGGAAAGTGGCGGGCCACGCTAGCGGTGGGTGGAACACAGGTCTTCAGTCAACGATTCAATACACAGGAGGAAGCCGCAATGGCGTACAAAGTAGCTGTAATTGCAAGAGGTTTGGAGTTCGTCGGCACGGAGGGTCAGGCATGAGCCCCCACCAGCACGATGAATATTGCAAGCGCCGTGGCCTGACTAACAAAGCAGACCGCTGCCGAGGGTGTCTTCCGCCTCCACCCGTCCCCAGTACCCTCTCCCGACAGGAGGGCGGGTCGCATTACAAGGACATGACTATCCAGCCGGTGCAGTTCATCCATGCGAACGGCATCCCCTTCATCGACGCGAACGTGATAAAGTACGTGTGCCGCCACCGAAACAAGAACGGCAAGCAAGACTTGCTGAAGGCCCGGCAGTACATCGACATGCTAATCGAACTGGAGTACCCCGATGCTTGATATCCTGAAGACCGCTGTGTACTCCGGCTACGCCGATGCCCTGTTCATGGCAATCGAGACCGGTAACCGCCACGAGGCCACGCAGATCATGCTGGACGCCGTGGGCGCGTACGAAGAATGCCAGATCGACGAAGACCAACTTGCCTGCCTGTACAAGGATTATGATGCTTACCTCAACACCTTCGCCTGAAGCCCGCGCTGTATTTGAAGCCATTGCCCGCAAGATAGACACGTCCAAGAACCACGGCTTCGAGCCCCGCTGCATCATCCTCGGCCAGAACCCCAGCCGGGAACTGTCTGAGCATTTCCTGAACAACTGGCGTCCGCTGCCGCCCGACACTGAACTGTTCGGGCTGCCGGTCGTAACCGTGTTCCATGACGTGGAAGCTATCCAAGTAGGTATCTAATGCAAGACCTAGAGCAGCGCCAGCGGAAGCTGGAGGATGAGTACACGGAACAGGGCATTACCGACGCCCTGAACCAGCTAGCCAAGGACATGCACGAAGGCCGGCTGTTCGAGACGCAGGGCGGGCGGCGCATCGTGGCGCAAACGTACGCTCTCGTTGCCGAGACCCTGGCGGAGATTTGCGAAGACGGCTCGCGGGGGCTGGGTGGCCGGTACCGGGGCCTAGTACGCGACATCGGGTACGATAAGTGCGCTGTGATCGCGCTGCGTACCGCCCTGGGCCTGCTTGGTTCGCACCGGGCATCCGCCGAGGGTGAGGCGCCTGTGACGCAGAAGTTCCTGCAGGAAGCAGGGCACTGTGCAGAGCTGGAGCACATGGCAATCAAGGTAACTCTAGCTGCGCCGGGGTACATGCACATGGTGCTAAAGAGCATGCACGAGGCGCGCACCAGCAGCCAAACACACCGCCGCCGCACCATCAAGGCCAGCGCCAGGAATGTTGGCGTGACCGAGGTGGCGTGGTCGGCAGCCGAGTGCGATGGTGTAGCCGGGCTACTACTGCAATCCCTGACCGACACCGGCCTGGTGGAGATCAAGCACACCGCCCGGAAGTCCGGGCACTACTGGGCCACGCTGCACCCGTCCGAGGCCCTGGACGATAAGCTGGATGCCCTGACTTCGCAGCTCAAGGCGTTCGTGCGGTTCCCGCCGATGCTGGTCCCGCCGCGCCCGCACACCCGCGAGACGCTACGACGCGGGGCAGCGTACCTAACCGAGGGCATGGCTAACCTGGCCGGCACCATCCGCACACGGCGCGGCCTGAGCCGTGTGCGCTGGGACTGGATTGCCGAGAACGTCAGCGATACGGTACTGAACGCCGCTAATACCGCAGCGAACGTGCCGTACGTCATCGACACCGAGCTGGTGCAGTTGGTGTCCAGTGTGTACGCTGCGGGATGCCATAACGGCATCGCCGGAATCCCGTCCAATGACAAGATACAGCCACCGCCGTACCCGCTGCCGCCCGAGTGGGACCGCGAGAACCCCGAGCTGCAGGAGCAGGCCAAGGCATGGAAGGCGCTCGCCCAGGAGGCACACGCTGCCGAGCGAGAGCGCCGGGGCAAGGTCATCGCGTTCGCGCAGATCACCAAGCATATGCGGGAGTTCGCCGGGGATCGATTGTACTTCCCGACGTTCTTCGACTGGCGGGGCCGGCTGTACTTCCGCTCCCGCCTGAACCCGCAGGGTACTGACGTGGTGAAGGCCGCCCTGCAGTTCGCAGAGAAGCAGCCCCTAGGTAAGCGCGGCCTGTACTGGCTGAAGGTGCAGGTCGCCACCACGTACGGCTTCGATAAGAAGCACTTCGACACCCGCGCTGTGTGGGTGGATGAGCACATGCAGCAGATCGAAGACGCGGTGCAGAACCACGTGGACTCGGACTTCTTCCGGGCAGCCGATTCCCATTGGTGCTTCTACGTTGCCGCACGAGAGCTCCTACGAGCGCTCAGGAGCGACGATCCCGAGGCGTTCAGTACTGGGGTACCGGTAGCCATGGACGCGACGTGTAGCGGCTTGCAGGTGCTCTCTGCGCTGTTCCGTGATCCGGTCGGCGGGCTGTTCACGAACCTCATGCCGAACGAAGGTGTGGAGAAGGAGGACATCTACGCAGCCGTTAGCGGAGTGGCGGTGTCCCTCATGCAGAAGGATGCCGAGAACCTAGAGCAGCGGCAGTTCTGGCTGGACGCCGGGATTACCCGCAGCATGGCGAAGCGCCCTGTGATGACGTACGTATACGGGGGCACCCTGCAGTCCTGTATGGACTACGTGTACGCTGATATGCAGGAGCGGAACCTGGGGTCACTTGAGCTGTACAGCGGGTACAAGCTCGCCGGGTACGTCTCGAAGTTCCTACGCCAGGGTATCGAGTGCGCTGTACCCGCAGCCGCCGAAGCTATGCGGTACTTCCGTGCCCTGGCGGGCAGCCTCCCACCAGATGAGCTGATGCGTTGGGTGTCGCCTGCCGGGTTTCCGGTGGTGCAGTTCTACCCGTGGGAAGACGTGGTGCGGCTTAATCTGACGGGGGCCGGGGTCATGCTAAGCATGAGCAGGCAGCACAGCAGCAAGCTGGACCGGGGCAAAGCAGTGAACGGCGTATCTCCGAACTTTGTACACAGCCTGGACAGTGCGCACCTCGTGCGTACTATCGTGGAGTTTCCTGGGCAGATCGTGCCTATTCACGACTCGTTCGCTACACACCCGTGTGATGTAGACAGCATGCACGAGACACTGCGTGACGTGTTCGCTAGCATGTACGAGAACTCAGACCCGGTACAGAGCATGCTGGAACACTCGCCCGTAGACCCTGAGATAGCCCGCCCGAGCAGTGGTGCTTTGGACGTATCGAAGGTCAGGGAATCGGTGTTCTTTATGTGTTGATCATAGAGTTTGCACTACTAGGGCAGCGCAGGGTTGACGGCACGAGATGCGGATCCTTCCTGTCAAGTCGTCTCACGAACCAGAGGGTGAAGGGCGCACTACCTCTGCGCAGAGGAACCATAGGAGATACCATGAGTACTCAGAAGATAAGATTCTCGCAGGAACAGATACAGTACTTAGAACGCTTGTTCCCTGAGCAGATTAGCTTAGGTAAGCATGATGAGATTGTGTATCAGAGAGGACAGAGAAGTGTTCTCCAGCTAATCAAGGAACAGAGTAAAGTTGAGGTGCGCCTTGTCCCTCTACAGAGCTGAGTACCATGAGAGTACTCCAGAGGTATTCCTAGAGTGTGCAGCAGACATCATGTACCAGTGGTACCAATGGCCCTGTGTGCACTTCCCCCAGGAGGAGGAGTACCGACACAGGGTCTTAGCAGACAGTGCAGGGCATCCTTGCATAGTCGCATTCCGAGATGATTGGTTCTGTGGTGGTATGACCATCACCGAGCCCACAACCGATTCCCACTTCCCCGGCACTGGCAGGTACCTACTGAACGTAGTTACCCATCCGATGGAGGTAGGGGCAACACAGGCCATGTTCAGCGTCCTCATGCGAATGCTCAGGCAGGAGCGGGCGGATTGGCTTCACATAACACGGCGACTCTCCGAGACAGAGTTCCGGTCAACCTTCAGGAGGCTGAGACATGCCACTAACTTACCCGACTCAAGCAAGACTGCTTGAGCTGTTCGAGGATGTCGGGGACACCTTGAAACGCCGGGTCGCAATCGGCAAAGCACAGACCGGCGACACGATTCGTTCGATAGGTAACATGGGCTATTACCGCGTGTCGGTGGATGGCAAGCGCTACCTGGTGCACCGCTTGCTGTGGTTGATGCGCACAGGTGTGCTCGCAGAAGAGATCGATCACGCTGACGGGAACCCGCTTAACAACAGGCCGGATAACCTCCGCGCCGTATCCCGTTCACAGAATATGTGGAACCAAAAGCCCGGCCCGCGTCGTGGCGTGTATCCGTATGGCCGACAGGGCCGCTGGTACGTGAAAGTGCAAGCACACCGCCGCCTGTACAATGGCGGCGTCTTCAATGATTACAACGAGGCGTGTGCAGCGGCTGATGCCCTTCGCGCCCAACTGCACGGCGAGTACAGCCGTAAGGAGGCGTAAATGGGCCGCAAAGTATTCAAGGCGCTATCGAAGTTCGGTAGCTCTAAGATCATGGACCCGCTGGGTCTGAACAAGATGGGTCTAGTTACCCCGATTGAGAACGCACTAGCCGGTGAGACATCCCCCTTGGATGGCCTGACCGGCGCTGCAGCTACCCGCGCCGCTGCACAAGCAGCCGAGCAGCAGGCAGCTATCGCTAACCAGGCAGCTATCGTACAGGCGAACGCTAACGCCCTGCAGGCTAACGCGGCAGCAGATAACACTGCGAATGTAATCTCCGGAGGCACTGCTGACGCAGCGAGTACATCAGGCTCTGACCTGCTTACCCGAAGACGCGGCAGCACGGTATCCGCGACTCTGGGGATTTAGCCATGCAGACCGGTCCCAGCTATGAATCCCTGTTCGACAAGTACCAGGACGATTCCGCCATACTGCGGAACGAGGCGTACGCCCGATGGAGCCTCCCGACGATCTTCGCTGACTTGGATGTCAGGATGGATGGGAAGCAGCAAGCGGTGCGCCGGGACTTCCAGAGTATCGGCGCGCTGCTGGTGAACCAGCTCGCGTCGAAGATCGCTAGCATCCTGTTCCCTAGTAACCAGTCATTCTTCCGTATCGACAGCACCGTGAGCACCGACCAGGTGGCTAGCGCGCTGGCTGTATCTGCAACCGATTTAGCCTCTGGCCTAGCGGACCTGGAGAACGATGCGTACCGGCGTGTGTTCCTGGCGGACACGTACCACCAGCTGAACACCGCGCTGAAGATGCTCATTGTCACGGGTAATACTCTACTGTACCGCGACTCCGAGGCACAGCGCATCTTGGCGTACGGCATGCGCTCGTACGTGGTGCGCCGAGACGGTACCGGGAAGGTCTGGGAAATCATCCTGAAGGAGCGGATCAGCATTGAGGACGTGCCGGAAGGCATGCGCGTGCTGTTCCGTAACTCCGAGCCCGACAAGAACCTGTGTCTGTACACCCGAGTGAAGCGTGAGAAGCGCACCGTGTCGGATGTGTTCGTGGTCACGCAGGAGATTGAGAGCCACCGCGTGCCCGGCCAGTCCGAGTACCCGGAGGCGATCTGCCCGTACATCCCGGTGTGCTGGAACCTGCTCACTGGCGAGAACATGGGCCGGGGCCTGGTTGAAGACTACGCCGGGGACTTCGCTAAGATCAGTGAACTCAGCGAGAACCTCGCCCTGTACGAGATCGAAGCGTCCCGAGTTCTGCACTTCGCTAAGTCCGGCTCCGGCGTGGACATCGACACCGTGGCTACTACCGAGAGCGGTGGGTGGGTAGCGGGCGACCCCGCGTTTGTACAGGCGTATGAGTCGGGTGACTACAACAAAATTCAGGCGATGCTAGCTGACATCCAGCAGATATTCCAGCGGATGGCACCGGCGTTCATGTACGGCCAGAACACCCGCGATGCTGAGCGCGTGACCGCTGAAGAGATTCGCCAGTACGCCGAAGAGGCGAACCAGGCACTAGGCGGCGTGTACTCAAGCATCAGCTCCAGCCTGCACATCCCGCTAGCGTACCTGTTGGTACACGAGGTGAACCCCGCGTTCATCCAAGAGCTGATCGCCGGTGGTGTGAAGCTCAGTGTGGTTACCGGCGTTGCCGCCCTTGGGCGCAGCTCCGATGTGAACCGCCTGGCGCAGGCTGCCCAAGTCATCGCCGTGGTAGTCCCTACGCTCGCGCAAGTGTCGCAGGTGTACAGCCCAGAGAAGATCGCCCGCAAGATTCTAGAAGGCTTCGGCCTGAAGTCAGAGGAGTACGAGCGTACCGAAGAGGAGATGAAGCAACTGCAGCAGCAGGCCGCTACACCCGTGGACGCTAGTACCGGAAACCTGGCCGTACAGGCCCAACAATCAGGAGTCGTGTAAATGTCGCAAGAGCAGCAAGGTCAACCCCAGAGCCAAACCAATGAGTTCGGCACTGTCGTGCAGCCAAATGCCGAGAAAGCGAATCTGAACCAGCAGGGTACGGAAACCACCCTGGACGACATTCTCGCGGCCATCCAAGCCCGTGAAGGCAAGGAAGCGAATGTGCCCGCAGCCGGGGGCCCTGCCGTTAAGCCGCCTGTTGACCTGTTCAACAAGGCCGGCGAGCAGCCGCAGGAGCCCACGGCTGGCGATCCGGTAGCTACCGCCGACATTGACACCGGCAGCAAGGCGCTGGACATCGCGGTGCGCTCGTTCCTGAAGAGTACCGGTGCTACCGATGCCGACATCCAGCGCGCCACTGCGAAGGCCATCGAGTACGGTAATGCTGATCTGATCGACCGGGCCTTCCTGGCTGAGAAGTTCGGTGACCGCGCTGACGAGGCTGCGAACATCGCTGAGGCAGTGCTGGAGCAGATGCAAGTAGGCCGGGAGCGCTTGGTGCAGGACGTGTACGCCCAAGCAGGCGGCAAGGAAGCCTGGGACCAGTCGCTCGCCGTGTACAAGCAGCACGCCCCTGCGGGCCTGCAGAAAGTCCTTAAGACCATGTTCGACTCTGGCGACCCCGCCGCAGTCAAAGAGGCTGCCGGCCTCGTCGCTGAATTCGCCAAGCACTCCGGCGCCCTCACTGTATCTGGACAACGCGTCCAGGGCAGCGGCGCCGCAGTGGACCGGGGCCTTACCGCCGATGAGTTCAAGCAAGCTGTGACCAAACTGAACCCCTCGTCCCGTACCTATCACGCGGACTACTCCAAACTCATCGACATGCGCCGTGCTGGTAAGCAGGCGGGCCGATAACCTCATAAGGAGATACACACATGGCTAACACCCAATATGCTGGCAATCTGAGCCGTCCCCATTGGGGGGGACCCGCCAGTGACGCAGACATCCACCTGGAGGTCTTCGACGGCGCCCTGGATACCGCTTTTCAGTACAACTCGTTCTTCCGTAGCAACAGCACCTTCGTGTCCGTTGCTGATCGCTCGAACACCTATCGCATTGACCGCCTCGGCACCGTGTCCATCAAGGGCCGTACCAGCGGCGTCGCGCTCGATCCGACCCCGGTCCGTAACGACAAGCTCGTTATCACCGTGGACACCGTAACGTATGCCCGTACCCCGGTCGACTACCAAGACGACTGGACCGCCCCGGACTTCCTGCCGGCCATCGGCAAGAACCACGGCACCGAGCACGCTAAGCTGTTCGACCAGGCGCACCTGATCCAGCTCATCAAGTCCCGCTCCTGGGTTGCCCCGGCGCACCTGAAGCCGGCCTTCTACGATGGCATGGAGCAGACCGCCCAGCTCGTCGCGAACGACAACGCCGCTTCGGCCAAGGCCATCATCGCGGCCCACCTGGCGATTGTAACCGAGCTGATTCGCCGCGACCTCGGCGGTTCGCTGAACGAGTTCATCACCGTGGTGGACCCGCTGGTGTTCAACCTGCTACTGCAGGACGACAAGCTCGTGAACGTGCAGTACTCCGACGGTAACGCCAACTTCGCCCAGCGCCGCCTGGCGTGGCTGAACGGCGTTAAGGTCATCGAGACCGCCCGCTTCCCGCAGGCTGCCATCACCGACCATCCGCTGGGTGCCGCGTTCAACGTCACCGCTACCGACGTGCAGTGCAAGATGGTCGTGTACCATCCCAGCATGTCGCTGGTCGCTGTCGAGGCTAAGGCCCCGACCGTCCGCATGTGGGACGATGAGCTGAACTTCGCGAACGTGCTGGACAGCTACGCCATGTACACCATCGGCCAGCGCCGCCCCGACACCGTCGGTGTGGTCCGGGTAATCCCCGCCGCCTAACTAGACTGGGCCCCTTCTTCGGGAGGGGCCCTTTCTTCGTTTCTGGGCTTTTTGTTAAGGCCGCTGAGGCCGCCCGCAAGGGCTACAACCACCGGGCAACTCGTAAGTCCAGGGGTGGGGCATGCAGGAAATCTCAGTGGCCTTAACAAAGACCCCGCTTTAACCGCGCCTGTTCCTATGTCATGGGCTTTGACCCATGTTACGTGCAGGCCTTCTATACAGGAGACACGCTATGCTATTGCTAGAGGCAATCAATAGCTGCCTGACCGCCCTCGGTGAGGCGCGTGTCACCAGCGAGAACGTACGCCACCCCACCGTGGACATCGTGCGCAGCACCATCGACACGAAGCGCCGGGCGCTCCTAGAGCGCGGCTGGTGGTTCAACACCTCCGAGGTCACAATGTACCCCGGCTCAGACGGGACCATGGAATACCCCTTCGACGCCCTGAGCATCATCGGGTACGACGGGCGCACGCTCATCGCACGGGACAACCTCCTGTTCGACATGGACAACGGTACCCGAATCTTTACGCAACCGCTGAAGATGCATGTGACGTACGACCTAGAATTCCAGAACCTGCCGGAGTGCGCCGCTACCGTCGTGTGGGCTAAGGCTGCTCAGGAGGTTTACGCCGGCGACTACGGGGTGGACTCCGCAGTGCAGCGCCTGAACATGCAAGAACAAATAGCCATGCAGACCATGGAGATGCTACACCTGCGTAATCGCCGGTACAGCACTCGGGATAGGCGGGGCTTCCGGCGCATCGTTAGCGCCCTCAGAAACTAAGGAGGCGACATGGCCGCGTTCGATGGCAGTATCAAGTCCCTGCTGCAGGGCGTGTCCCAGCAGGTGCCCACAGAGCGCCTGGACGGGCAGGTGTCCGCACAGGTGAACATGCTGTCGGACGTGGTGGATGGTATGCGCCGCCGCCCCGGTATGCGGCTACTGAAAACCGGTGTGCTTTCCGGGCTGACCAGCACCAACGGGGTGTTTGCCACCACGGTAGACATCGACGACGGGTACGTGCATGTTCTCGTGAGCACTGCGTCCGGCACGCTGGCATTGTACGGCCCCTCGTGGAACTTGCTGTACAGCGAGGTGTGGCCGTACCTTAAGGCCAGCTCTTCTAGCAGCATCCAAACGGCTACGCTGCGTGGGTACATGTACCTGTGCAACACCGAGAAGAAGCCGGCTAAGGTGGTGGATAACACGGGCCGTCAAGACCCTAATACTACTGGCTTCTTCTATGTGAAGGCTGCGCAGTACAGCAAGATATTCAACGTTACTGTGACCCTGGCCGGCCAGGCGTACACTGCGAACTACACTGTGCCGAACGGCCAGACTTCTGGCGACGCAGACAAGGCTGTACCGGAGTACATCGCGCAGCAGCTTGCCGGGGCTCTGAACAGCCAGAACATCCCCGGCCTTACCGTAACGAGGCTGGCAGGGTACCTGTACTTCAAGTCGACTGGCGCCGCTGTAAGCGTTACGTCCGACTCGGGGAACACGTACGTGGGTGCCAGCTCTGCGAGCAAGGTGACCACTACCTCGGAACTTCCTGCGCGGCTACCTGCTGTAGCAGATGGCACCCTGTGCAGTGTTGGGACGAACCCTAAGACGGCGCCTTGGTACCAGTACAGCTACAGCTCGAATACCTGGCTAGAGGCGGGGGCGTATGGCTCCGCAACGAGCCTAGTGGACATGCCAATGCGCCTGAAGCTGGACGGGACGTACAAGGCCGAGGCCCCAAGTTATGAAGGCCGCTTAGCCGGGAACGACGATTCGAACGAGGACCCGCCATTCCTAACGGACGGCGTGACTGGTTTCGCCGCGTTCCAAGGACGGCTGGTTATCTTGTCGGGCCCTGCAGTTAGCATGAGCGCGGCGGGCAAACCCCTACGCTGGCACCGTAGCACCGTGACTGAGCTGCTGATAGTTGACCCCATTAGCATCTACTCCGGCGCAG